TCGTTTTTTGCAACATCAACAGACTCCAGGCAAAAACCGCTACCCCTGAGAGGCGTCGGGCCGAAAAGCTGCCCCGACTACCCCCGCCAGAGGTACGTCAACTACAGGTTTGCGGATTCGGGTTAATACGTATCTCTGTATTTCCAGTTTTGGAACTTTTCATACTCAATTTCATCGTCGTAACTACCGCCATCGTCTCCATATTTATTGCGGAGCCATGTGTCATAGCCTTTTTTGTCGGCCCTTCTTATATCTTCTACTGGGTGGCAGTCTGTGCAGGCTATTTCTACATCTTCTGCGCTCTCTTCATAGAGGGTATCATAGTGCAAGTGATGTACTTGTAGTGATTTGGTCTTTCCGCATTGCTGGCATTTTCTGCCAAGTAGTTTGAATGCTCGCTCTCTTTTTTTCTTCCACTCTGGCGAGCGAAGGTAAGTTTGATAGTCGCTATAGTTACTCTTCGGCCCAAGAGATAAATCTTCTTTAGCAGGGGCGAACAATGGAAGCTGTTTCATATTTTTGTCCTGGTGTAACAAGCGCAATACCATCAACTTTAAACATTTTTACGTAAGGTGTTTTGTTCTTGTTGAATTCGTAAAATCGTTGTTCTGCAAGCTCAATATATCTCAGAACAAGGGGGTTTTTTGTTAATGGAAACCTTACGTTGTCTAGCGATAAGCCTTCATATGCGCGCGATGGGTCAGGAAGAAATAGTATTTCCGGCTCGTTATCCGGATGCGGCGTCAAATCTACGAGCTTACCGTTGGTTTGACGCCAAACTGCGTGAAATACGAACTCTAAGAGGACGCGAGGCCATAGGTATATGTACCAGCCAAATTGAACGTATCCTCCGGCAGCCTTGACATGATTTTCCACGTTACTGAAACACTCATGTGCTGTTTTTCCTGGAAACGGAGTCACCGGAATAAACTCCGGCGCCCCTCCGGGAACAACTCGCCGGGCGTGCTTAATGATGGTTTCCGAGATTGATAACGGAGTTTGTGTGTTCACGTTTTGATTTGCCCAAGGACAAGCCGGGCATGTTCCGTGTCCATGTTTATCGACAAACTATAACAGGAAAGTTGACAAATGAAAATTGATTTCCAGGCAACTAAGCAAAATATGGTGAATGCGGGCCTTAATTTGACCAGATGGGGCAAGTTGAGAGGATTTGCTCCACCGACGTTATTGCGGGTTCTCCAGGGCAGATACCCGGCTCGCTCAACCGGGGAGAAGTACGCGAATATTATTAATGCTTTGAGGCTGGAAGGTTATCTGGTTGAGTCTCGGGACGAAACGGATCGGGCTGCATGAAGATGATTTTCCACCATGTAGGAGGATATATGAAATCGCACGAGGCTATGGACAGATGCATAGGGCGGCACAGGCTGGCAGTGGCAAAGGCCCTCCATAAGAGCGCCGCGCTGGTATCCAAGTGGCAGGAACCAACTGCTGATTTTACCGATTCGGGCACACTGAACCCGATAGATCGTCTTGAGACGATTATCAATGCCACCTTGCATGAGGGCCAGAACAAAGAAGACGCGACCGCGCCGATTGCCTACCTGGCGCACAAGTTCGGCCTGACTGTTATTCCCCTCCCTGAAGCAATTTCCACGATGAGAGATGTAGTTGTCCAGACACATAGGTCCATTAAAGAGTTCGGAGAGTATATCACCGCGTTTTCGGAGGCTATCGAGGACGGCCGGATTTCTCCCCTGGAGCGCCGCCGCATAGAGCTCGAGGGACTTCAGACGATCCAGCATATAGCGGCTGTTCTTCAGATGATTGGCAGAGATTAAGGGCCACATCCCGGAGCAGCAGAGGACCGGGACGGAGGGGTAATAGGATGGGAAATCTCCCAACAATATCAAGAAACGTAATTACTGTGCGCGTATTCGGCGTCAAGATTTTTGAGATCCTTTGGGGCGGGATTCCCAGCGATACGCTGCGCTATCAACAAAAAGAACCTATCCGCGCCAAATCTGTATCGATGATCAAGGGTGGCGTTTTTCCTTCTGCATCGGTTGGGCAAGAATGCCGTCCTTGCTGGTTTCGTTCTCGAGTCGCTCAACCGTCCACTTCCAAGCTTCAAGAGTGTCATCAAGAAGAGATTCAGGCTCCAATTCATTATTAAATATGCTCTTTCAAAAACAAAAGCCTGCCCGGCAAGACCAGGGCAAAGGAGGGACGAAAATGGCTGTTGAACGATGGAAAGCTTTTCTCAATGAAGTATTGCCGGACAAAACCGAGCAGGCTGAATTCGTCCGGCTGCTCAGAAAAGCAATTACCGGATCACCGGTTGAATTTCTTGCCCTTAACAATTTGGGAAGGAAACCAGCGAGGCTCTTCATAGAACCTATCGTGTCTGGCGATAGGATATCGGGGAATCTGGCCGTTAACGACGTAAGAAAGGTGGCTCGTTGAGGTTATTTCGATACGTTTTTCGTCGAGGAGTTCTTTCAGGGCGTTGATGCCATCCAGAGAACAATGAAACCAGCAATGAATGTTTTTGTTTTCTATCTCCATGGAAGCATCGCCAGTAAAGCCCGGTATTTCTGAAAGGTTTACAAAGGTTAGACCATCACCTTTGTCGTTAAGCATTTTTATTACGGCGCTTTTGATTGATTTAACCATCTTCCCTTCCTCCTGTCGGTTTTTTGGTGATGCATGGTAGCCGCCACTATAGCAGTGCGGGGAAGGGATTAAAACTATTTTAAGGTTGCAAGCAGGTCGGAGGCGTGACGATGGGTTCCGCTGAATTCAACATCCTCGAAGAGAAAATAGACGCTCTGGACAAGAAGATCGACCGGATATTGAACACGTTCGGCCTCCGTGAGCAGTTGAGCCTGGAGGAGCGGCACAAGGTTGATGTGATGAGCAAGATGTCGCTGGAGGACCTGAAGGCGCAAAGCCGGGCGATTTCCAGAGAGATGAGGAGGAAAAAGCGATGACTCTGAATGAGCTGCTGAAGATGATTGACGAAGCACAAGAGTGCCGTATCGGGCTTCAGGGCAAATCTCGCTATGTGTCTCTGCCGGTGTCTAAATTCCTGCTTCGCAAGCGGGCGGATGATTTGATCACTGCCGGTGTATCTGTTGAGTTTTGCGATTACGATCATGGCAAGACTCTCTATGTGGAGAGTGGGCTGTGAAGGGGCGGCGGCTGGGTAATCTCCTGATGTGGCTGGTGTGTTTCGCCCTGTCGTTTGCCTGTGGCCATGCCTGCGTGCAGGCCATCGACGCGGACCAGGAGCGATACGAGCTGGCCCCTTCGGCCCGCGCCGGGATTGTCGCCAGATGGTGAGAGTTGGTGGATGCGGGGCGGCGTTCCCTCCTACGCCGTGGGGCGGTTCAGCCAGCCGCCCCGTTCCCGCGCTTTTTCTTTTGCGGGCGTCTATCCCCTACGCTTGCAATGCCTTGTCGAGCCGCCGTTTTACAAGGGGCGGGGGCTCGATGAGGGCTTCAGAAAGGTAATGCCGTGATGCTTCCGACTACCTGGCAGATTCTGCGCCGACATCCGTATCTGTTGCCGTTATTGCTGGTGGTCCTGCTGAATGTGGCCGCTGGTTATGTGTGGCAAGGCCTGAAGCGTTTTGGCCGCTGGCTGAAGGGCCATGTTGTGGCAGACGAAGAGCTTTCCCGCCGCCTGGATGCGGTTGACCAGGAGCTGGAAGAACTGGAGCAGCATCCTTGCCGGGGTTGCGGCAGTTATCGCTATGGGTGTGATGAGTATTGTACCCGGTTGCTCAGGTGGGAGATGAGGCTGTGAGTGAGATGGGGTATTGCCGGCCCATGAGTGCAAAGATATCACCCCGGCAGTGCGAGATTAATCGCCGCCGGGAGCGCTTTCCGTGCCAAGGCTGCGCCGGCCTGGAGGATGTCACGGTGATAAATCTGGAGGAGATGGTTATGTCGACGGCAACGAAGGAATCACCACCGGGCCGCAAAGGCCGCCATTTGTTGTGCAGCGTTCCCGGATGCGGGAAGATCCGGGTAAAGGATGGTCTTTGCAAGGCGCACTATAACGAACAACGGAAGGCTGCGGCACTGACAGTTGCGGCGCCTGTCGATAAGAGCCCGCTTTCGGTCTTGCTCCCTCCGTCTGAGCCGGCCGTTAGCGGCTATTTCCTGAATTTGTCGGATTTTCCTGAGCTGGCTGTATGGCTGAAGGAGGTGTGCGAGGAGAATGATATTCCCCTTGCCATTATCGGCTTGCTGGAGGCCCGGCGCCAGGGCCTGCTGTTACCGAAGGGCGCCTGATATGAAGGGCCTGTCTTCTCTTCCTGGCCTTGAGGCTCACCGGATCGTTCCCGAGGAAAAGACACCTGCGTTTGACAATGAGCGGGCGGTCCGGTTGGTGTCGGATGCCGTTTCATTGCTGGAGTCTCTGTATCCTGCAGGCGGGCTGGAATGGCTGCGGGAGAATCGCAGGGACATTATTGATCATCTTAAGGCCGCGGCAGAGAGGCTGGACAATGCCGCGGCGGGTGAAAAGCTGGCGGAGTTTACAGCGGCGTTGAAGCACTATACGGAGTGCTACAAGAGGGCTTTCGAGGTCTATAACGGGCGACCGCCGGTTATTGAACGCCAGAAGGGGCTGTTTTCCTGATGGGCTATGCATTGGAAGAACTGGGACCGGATAAGTGCCGGGAAATAGCGGAAGGGCTGTTCAAGGTCGAGAAGATGTACGGAGGGGTGAAGCTGCATGGTTTCTGCCCCATTCATGGCGACAAGAAGAGCAGTTCATTTGTCTACCATTTCGTCGAGGACTGGTTCAAGTGCAAGTCGTGCGGGGCGGGGGGTGACCTGGTGACGTTATGGCAGGAGGTCACAGGCAAGGGGTTCCGGGATTTCAAGGAAGAATTCGGGGCTGGTGAGATGTCAACCGGACAAAGAAAACCCGGCAGAAGCCATTCTGCGAAGCCGCCGGGGGACGTAATTGACGAAAGTGGCTGGGAGCAGCAGCGTCTGCCTGATGTGTTCGTGCCTGAAGAGGTCCTTGATGCCCTCCCGCCCCTCCCGGCGGAGCGGATCGCGGATCTCAGGGAAAAGAGATGCTGGTCCCCCCAGGTCATCGAGATCCTGGATCTGCGGGAGTACACGGACCCGAAAGGCATGAAACGGATTGCCATCCCGATTCGTGACGACCAGGGCCGCCTGTGCAATATCCGGCTGTATCAGCCGGGCGCCGGCCAGTTCAAGGTGATTTCCTGGTATGACGCCAAGTGCCAGGCCTGCGGCGGCAAGTGGAAGGCATCAGTTGACGGAAAGAGCAAAAAGAAGATCTGCAAGGAGTGCGGGGCGCTGCCGAACGATTACGGCCGGACCCGGCTCTGGCCTCCTCCGTCGCAGTGGAAGCAGGGCCTGCTCTGGATTTGCGAGGGGGAGCCCGACACGATTTGCGCGTTGTCACAGGGTCTGAATGCGGTCACCCAGACCGCCGGCTGCGGGACGTGGCGCGATGAGTTTTCCAGGCTGATGGCGGGTCGCGATGTGGTGATTGCCTATGATGCCGACCACGCCGGTTTCAAGGGCGCCCATGCGGCGGCAGCATCTATCGCGCAGCAGGCCAAGAGCGTGCGAATGCTGGTATGGCCCAGGATGATGGGGGAGAGTGGTGGCTAATCCCTCCCCGCCATCCCATTATCCGAAGAATCACGGTCAGGATCTGACTGACTGGTTTGCCAGGCATGGCCGAAGCGTGTCCGCTCTTCTCGACCTGCTGGCTCACGCCCTGGTTATCGAGCGGGAGGAGGAACCTGAGAGGCCTGCTTCAGTGGAGCGGTTTTTCCGCGGCAGGAAGTTCATGCCTGCGCTGTTGGCCAGGGCGATTATGGATGACCTGGACGTGGTGGCGGACCCGTTGACCGGCCTGGTTTATCGCTGGGAAGGCCGATTCTGGGAACAGTATGATTTGTCTCACATCAGGAGCAAGGCGCTGCAAATGCTCCAGGACGAGGGGAATTCGGCCAAGGCCGCGGACGTGGCGAACATGATTCGAGATCTGTCGACATTGCCGCTCGGGCGAAAGATGAACGACCATGCGGACCTTATCTGTCTGAGAAGCGGGATGTTCAATCTGCGGACCGGAGAGCTGTTGCCGCATGCGAAGGATTTCTACGCGACCTACATGCTGCCCATAGATTTCGACCCGAAGAACATACCGGACTGCCCGACCTGGAAGCGCTGCCTGGAGCAATGGATCATCGAGATGGCGGCGATCCGGGAGGCGCAGAAGTTCGCGGGCTACTGCCTGACGCGCGAGACACGATACGAGCGCATGTTGATACTGTTCGGTCCTGGCGGCGACGGCAAATCGACCTTCATGAATATCCTGCGGGCGCTGGTGGGGCCGGATAACTGCTCTCATATCCCCATGGGCCGTCTGGAGGATCAGTTCTATCTATCCCGCCTGGTGGACAAGCTCATCAATATGTCGACCGAAATCGAGGCGAAGGCGATGCAGTCGCAGGAAATCAAGGCGATTGTCTCCGGTGACCCGATTTCGGCGGCTTTCAAGAATCAGACGCCATTCGATTTCGAACCTTTCTGCAAGCTCATTTATTCTACGAATCGCCTGCCCAAGATGCTGGACAATTCGGACGGCTTCTTCCGCAAAATCATGATTATCAAGTTCGAGGGGCAGTTCGTGAAGAGCGGCACGGCCGATATCTTCCTGAAGGACAAACTGCTCGAGGAACTGCCGGGTATCTTCGCCTGGGCGCTGATGGGGCTGGTGGAGTTGCGGCAAGAGGGTTTCAGGGACACGGTGAGTATGCAGGCCAGCCTGCATGACTACAAGCGCATCAATAACAATGTGCTGTATTTCATCGAGCAACATCTGGAGGCGGACCCGTCGGCCAGGGAGGCTAAGGCGGAGGTCTACGAGCAGTACGTGAAGCGCTGCAAGGGGTGGAACCTGATGCCCCTGGGAGAGCCGCAGTTTCGTGTTGAATTCTCACGCCTATTGCGGGATGCCGGCATTCAGGTGAAAGACGGGAAGAAGGATGTGCCCATTGACAGCGTAGGCGGTACGAGGCGCGCAAATGCGTATTTGGGTTTTCGACTCGTCGACGAAAAGGCGGAGGTGGACGCTGGCGACCCCGCCCCTTTTCCCCTCCCCGCCGGAGGCCAATCATGAGAGCGTTTGCAAGGGTCGTGCCGACCGCAAAAATGGTTAGAGCAATGTCCGTGCCGTCCGGTCTTGTCCGGAGGGGGTGGACAAGGAAAAGCCTTGATAGACAAGGCATGGCGGGGTTTGTCCGGAATGTCCGGAGGTTTTTCTATTGCCTCACGTACGCGCGAGACTTTTTTCTTACGTCAAAAACAGTGGTGTTATTTCTCTTGGGATATAGAGAAAGAGCGGACAAGGCGGACAACGGTGTTAAATGACTGGATTCGTTAAATAAAAAATGTCCGGCAGGGGTGGACAAGCACCGGACAAGCCGGACAACGTAACAACGGAGGTATCATGTTGAGGATTGAGGTGAAGGGGTTGAAGGAAGCGATGGCCAATTTGAGTCCGAGCAAAGTCGAGAAGGCTGCACGCTCTGCCCTGAATAGGGTGAAGAACCAGGCCAAGACTGAGGCTGTGCGCACAATGTCCCGTACCTGGAACATCAGCCAGGGAAACCTGCAACGCAAGAGCTCGGGACGTGACCGCATCCATGTGTCAGGATTTGTTGGTTCGGATCTCACGGCTCATATCTATTTCATGGCTGGCGGGATATCACTGACGTACTTCGGCGCTACTGAGCTCCGCTCTCGTGGAAATACACTCGTTAAGATCAACCGCAAAGTAGGTAAGGCAGTGAGAAGCAAGCGCGAGGACCTTGGCGTCAAAGTACAACTGCTCAGGGGTGGGAAGACCGCCAGGCTGCGTGGTTTCCTGGCTGCTGTTGCTTACGGCAAGAGCGGAGCTCAGGGTTATCACTTAGGCGTCTTCGCGCGCCATGGAAAGCAAAGGACTCCCATATACGAGAGGAAGATGATCTCTGTTGCCACGATGATTCGAAAGCCGGAGGTCATAGAACCGTTGCAGAAGTTTATCGTTCAGAAGTTCGATGAGCGGTTTGCCCATGAACTCAAGCGGCAAGGCATGACTAAGTGAGCGGGTCCTTCCAGCAGGGGGCTGCATGCGGGCGACAAGGCTCCCAATAAACGTGCAGGTTCAGAGTTTTTCGAGTTCCGGAATATCGTAACACACTGATAAATCAGGGAGATTGCTGGATGGTCACGATCGAGAAAGCACTGCAGGTGGTAGTCAGAAGCGCGGCCTGGGAATGGATGTGCAACGAATATCTCCCGGCCGGGCCTGTCTGTCCAGGGTGTGGAACCGCCATCACCGGCGCCAGGGCGCTCCTGGCATTCCGCGACTGCGGCCAGGTCTACTGCGCCGGCTGCGGCAAACGGTTCCGGGCCACCTTCGGCACTCCAATCCATGAGACCAGCTGGCAGCCGGAAGAGTATCTACAGTGCCTCATCCTCCACCTGGCCGGCAAGAGCCCGTCGGCCATCGGCGCCCAGCTCGGGAAGTCAGGGCATGCCGTCCGCGACATGCTCGAACGGATCCGGTTGCGGCACGATCCGCCCCGGTCCCGGATGTCATCTCCTGGAATGCAGGCGTACAGCATGGGGATATAAAGGGCGCGCGGCGCGGAGGGGGAGGGGCGAGGAGACCGGCCCCCTGCAACTCACAGGAGACGATATGGAAATCACGGTAAACAGGCAGGACCTCATGCACTCGTTGGACAAAATCCTTGCCGCGGTGGCGAGGAGATCGCGGATGGAGATATTGTCGCACATTCAACTGGCCGGCATCGCCGGCGGAGGCCTCCGCCTTTCGGCAACTGACCTGAGAGTCCACGCGACTGCTGAATGCCGGGCTGATATTGATTCTCCGTCCGCCTGTGCCATACCAGCCGAAAAACTTCACGGCATTGTTAACAGCATCGACGCCGAACTCATAACAATGTCGCTTGGTGATACCATGACCATGGAAATTGCCGGAGACAGCAGAAAATACAGCGTATCATGCCTGTCGGCAGAAGAATTCCCGGACTTTCCGTCCATCCCCGCGGATCCGACGCACATCTGCGGCGGAGCGCTTCCGGACCTGATAACCGCCGTACAGCATGCTTCCTGCCGCGATGAATCCAAATTCCACCTCTGCGGCGTGCATTTAATCAGCGAAGGTGGAAAATTAACCGCGGTTGCCACCGATGGTCACCGCATGGCGCTTGCCGCCAAAGAACTCCTCAACTTCGATAACCGCATCAACCCGGGCATAACCATTCTCACCCCCGCCTGCAAGCTCATATCAGCCATCACTGGAGAAATAGAGTACCGAATGGCTGAAGACGGCAACAACATCCACCTCACCGGCGGAGGCCTCGGACTCGCAGTCCGGCTTCCTGAAGGGCAATATCCCGCGTTCCGCAGAATATTGCAGGATGATCTCAAGCACGCATTCACGGTGTCCGCGAGTGACTTTGCGGCAGCAATCGAAGCGTGCGGCGTCATGACAGAAGGCGAATACAAGGGTGTTCGTCTGGCAATGTCTGAAGATACTCTCACCGTTTCCGCCATCTCCCGCGTAGGAGTGGCATCCGCCACTATTCCTGCCATGGGAGATCCGGGCCTCGACATCATGGTCAACTCGAAGTTTCTACTACAGTCGGTCAAATCCATGCGCGGCGAACTATTCGTAAAATACAATAACGCACTTTGCCCCTTAATGCTGATACCGGTAGATCACGGGCCATGGGATGAACGGGTGGAAATCCTGATGCCACTCAGAGACGGACTCTCAGCGGGCGCCGGATCGTAAGACGTAGCAGGCCGCCTGGGGCGAATTAATGCAAAACAACAAAGCGCTCGAAGGATAAAAAATAGAGAAAGGAAACGCCATGTCAGATTTCTTGCCGGTTTACAACTTCCCCCCCACGAAATTCGTCGAAGAAAACACCCTCGGCGACCAACTCGACCACGTCATGTCCGAGGACCTCGAAGTTCTGGAAATCGTCCAGATGAAATACGAAGACCTCGAAGAAGCCTGCAAGGACGACCACCTTCTCGAGGAAATGGTCGACAAAACCCAGTCCCTGGAAACCTTCTGGCGGATCATGGAGAAAAAACACGGTCAGGAGTACGTCCAGGGTCTGTTCGCAAAGGTCAAGAACAAATGCCGGACAAAGGGATACTACGGTGACTGAAATCACCATTCTCATCATCGGCATAGGAATCGGCTATTTCTGGGCCATGTGGCGCGTAGACAACATCCGCATCAACGGCATGAAGGTTTACACGACAGTCAATGCAAAGGAATTCTGGGAACAGGCGGAAGCATGGAAAAAGCGACAGGATGGTGGACCGTCGTGACCGCCTTCACCTGGATAATAACCATCATCAGCCTGATCGGCGTCGTGCTCAACATCCGCCAGGACCGGCGCTGCTTCTACCTGTGGACCGTAACCAATACATCCTGGCTGGCGGTCGACTTCAATAAGGGCCTGCATGCCCAGGCCGCCATGTTTCTCGTCTATCTGGTGTTATCGGTATGGGGAATCTACTCGTGGAAAAAGAAATAACCATGCAGATAGAAAAGTGGGAAACCGGCCGGCTCTCCCCCTACGCCCGCAGCCCGAGAAAAAACGACCATGCTGTCAAGGCAATGGTTAAGGCAATTAGGACCTACGGATTCCGAGTTCCCCTCCTGGCCCGTTCGGACGGAGAAATAATTGATGGCCATCTACGGCTCAAGGCCGCTAAAGCTGCCGGTCTTACCGAAGTTCCAGTCATCTCGGTCGATGATCTCACCGAGACGCAAATCAAAGCGTTTCGCATCAGCATCAACCGCATGGCTGAACTTGCGGAATGGGATCTCGACCTCCTGAAGCTGGAGCTTGAAAACCTCAGTGCAATGGATTTCAGCCTTGACCTGACCGGTCTCGACGATGCCCTGGTCGAAAAACTCCTTGGCAACATCAGCCCCACCGAAGGGCTCACCGATCCCGATTCGGTGCCGGACCTGCCTGTTGAGCCTGTTACCCGACCAGGAAACATGTGGTTGCTCGGGCACCATCGTCTGCTTTGTGGAGATTCAACCAGCATAGACTGCATGCAGCGACTACTTTCGGGAGAGCATGCCGATCTGGTGTTCACAGATCCTCCCTACAATGTCGATTACAAGGGAGGCACGAAGGAGGCCCTGACAATAAAGAACGACAAAATGAAATCATCAGATTTCTACCAGTTTCTTTACAACTGCTTTGCCGCCGCAGCTGCCGTTTGCCGACCTGGCACACCCATCTACGTCTGTCATTCGGATTCTGAAGGTATCAACTTCAGACAGAGCCTCATCGATTCCGGCTGGCTGGTAAAATCCTGCCTGATATGGGTTAAGAACCATTTCAAACTCGGCCGCATGGATTACCACATGCGGCACGAGCCCATCCTTTACGGATGGAAAGCGGGAGGTCCGCACAAGTGGTTCGGTGGACGGAAGCTCTCCACGGTACTAGAAGAAATGCCGGGACTCGTAATTACCCCGAACGATGCCGGCGCCGAAATGATGTTCAGTGATGGCGAGCGCTTTTGTACCATCCAGGTTCCGTCCTACGAGATTCTTGCCGCCAGTGATGACACCACGACCACCATCTGGAAAGTGAATAAGCCCCTCAAGAGCCCCGATCACCCGACGACCAAGCCTGTCGACATCCCGAGGAGAGCGATTGTCAACTCTTCGCTTAACGGCAACAACATCCTAGACCTGTTTTTAGGCTCCGGATCGACGCTGATTGCTTGCGAAATGTCTGGCCGCATCTGTTACGGCATGGAACTCGATCCAAAATATTGCGACGTAATCGTCAAGCGCTGGGAGCAATTCACGGGAAGGAAGGCGGAGCTTGCCAATTGAGCGACAAACTTGATGCCATCATCAAGCAGAAAGAGCAATTGCTCAAAATCGGCCTCGCCAAGGCAATGCAATCATACCAAATGGACAACAGCATTGAAAATCTGCGAAGAATGCAGGCGGCCGAGAAGGCGCTTGCCGAAATCCAGGCAAACAATCCCGATTCTTCCGGAGACCCTGAAGGTGCTCTTGCCGTGAAAGAAACCGAACTGACAGCCGCCCGCGACGCCGCCCTCGAAGCCGTCCAGGCCAAGCCCACCGGCGCCAACCGCAAGGCATACCGCAAGGCCTGCCGTGATCTGGAAGAGTTCCTGCGCGCCAGACAGGAGCCCGGCTCAGCGGAGCGGATATTCTCCTCCATTCTCGATGTCGTCCACTACCTCGACCAGGAAGGCTGGAAAATATCCAAAACCACCGCTTACGACCATTGGAAGCGCGAAGGGAAAATCAAGGCCCGCCCCCAGGGCGGTTTCACCATCTCGGCGGTCCAGGAATACGCCCGCCTCCACCTGCAGCGCAAGGACGGCGCCAGCGGCAACGGAGACCTCCAGTCCCAAAAGGTCGCCGCCGAAGTCCGCCGGATCCTGAGCGATGCCGAAATGCGAGAGCTCAAGCTCCGCACTGCCCTGGGCGAACTGATGCCGAAAAGCCAGGTCGAGATAGAGCTCGCCGAGCGGGCTGGCAATCTCAAGACCTACTTTGCCGCCGTCTTCCGCAGTTCCGCCGGCAGAATTATCAAAATAGTCAAAGGGGACCCGCAAACCGCCGCGGAGCTGATTTCCTTCCTGTTGGGGCTGAATAAGAAGGCGTTCGACAATTACAGCAGGCCGATCGAGGGAATAGAGGAAGAGGAAGAGTAGCGGCCAAGATTTGAGCGGCTTGTCCACTCCAGCCTGCGTTATGCTACCGGCAAAAAAAGCGGAATAACTCAATGTCCAATCTCGCCGAAAAATACGACTGGCTCCCGGCGCCGCCGCCCCGGAGATTCAAACTCCTCCCGGGCGAAATAGCGGTCATGCGCGCGCGGCCGGAACAGACATGCAGCCAGTGGGCGCACGGCAACCGCTACGTTGCCGTCGGCGCCATGCCCGGCCCCTATGACATCGACGTCACCCCCTACGCCCGCGGCCTGCTCGACGCCTTCTCCCTCGAATACCTCCTCGAGCTGTTTCTGTGCGGCGGTTCCCAGTCCGCCAAGACCGCCATCATGCACACCTGCTGGGGCTACGCCCAGGAGACCGAACCCGACCAGGCCCTCATCGTCATGCAGGACCGGGATACCGGCAGCGAAACCATCAACGACCGGCTCATCCCCATGATTCACAACACACCCACGCTCCGCAAACTGCGCACAAAAAACCCCGACGACATCGCCCACCGCCGCATCCGGCTGCGCAACGGCGCCGTCACCTACCTGGCCTGGTCCAACTCCGAAGGCCGTCTCGCATCCAAGCCCATGCGCTACGGCTTCGCCGACGAGGTGGACCTCTGGCCCGAGGCTGCCATCACCCGCTTCCGCGCGCGTTTCCGCACCTACGAAGCCTTGCGCATGTCCAAGATCATCGAGGCCTGTACCGCGTCAACCGCCGCCGGCCGCATCTGGCAGGCGCAAAAGCAGGCCCAGGCGATATGGGATTTCTACGCCGTATGCCCATTCTGCGGACATTCCCAGGCGATCAAGTTCGGCCAGGTGCGCTGGCCCGAAAGCATCATCGACCCCGCCGACCTCGCTGAAAAGGGCATCGCCTGGTACGAATGCGAAGGCCGCGGCTGCCGGTGGGATGAAGACGACCGCGACCAAGCCGTCACCCTGGGAGCGCAGGTCCACGACCCGCCGCACTCCTTCCACGGCTGGCGGCCCCGCGAAGGCTCGCTCCGCTCCCCGCGGCCGGCCAAGATCTGGGCGCACATCCCGCCCCTCATCTCCCGCTTCGTCGACTTTCACAAGGTAGCGGCCGCCTACCTGGAGATGCAGCTCCGCCCGACACCGGCCAACACCGTCTATTTCTGGAACGACTGCCTGGGGCTGCCGGTCCCCGAGGATGCCGACGGCGACCTCCCGCGCGAAACCGAGCTCTACAAAACCCGGCGCGAAACCTACGCCCCCGAAGGGGCCGGCTGGACCGTCCCCCTGGCCGCATGCCTCCTTACCGCCGACGTAGACGTCCAGAGCAACCGTCTCGAATGCGAGGTAGTCGCCTGGGGTCCCGGAGACGAATGCTGGGGCCTGCAATACAAGTCCTTTCACGGCGACCCGCTCAAGGACGATCCGCTCTCCGCGGACACCGGAGTATGGGCGCAGCTGCACAACTTCCTGCAGAACGAACGCTTCCGCCACGAATCCGGCGTCGACCTGCGCATCGCCGCCGCCGGTGTCGACATCGGCTTCGCCGCCCGCCGCGTCGCCAAGTTCGTCAGCCGTGACCGGCGGCGTTACATCGCCCACAAAGGGAGCAACAACCCGGCCGATCCGTTCGTCCCGCGCAAGCCCAGCAAGAGCAAGCACGGCGTAGCGTTCTACCTGCTCGGCGTCGCCGAAGGCAAGGACACCCTGTTTGCCTGGCTCGCCAGCGCCGACGGCGCCGGCCGCCTTCACTTCCCGCAGCACTACGACTTCGAATGGTTCAGGATGCTCTGCGCCGAACACCCCGTCCGCGAGAAAGACCGGCGGACCGGCAAAATGGTCAGCGTCTGGAAACTCCGCGAAGGCTACACCCGCAACGAGGCCCTTGATATCAGGGTCGGCAACATGGCGGTGAGGGAGATACTGAATCCGAATTATGAAGCCCTGCGTCTAGCCATGCTGCACCAGCCGCAATCAAGGCAGGCGCCTGCGCCGACCGGCAGGCCGCAGGCGCCCAGGTTGCCGTCTTGGTTCCGGAACAGGGGGTGACCATGAAGAAAGTGATAATAATCGATAAATTGCCGGAGCTTGAGAAGGGAAGGGGACAATAATGGAAAAACCCCGGGTCTACAGGAAAACATCCATGCTCACTGTGCAAGAGGTATGTAAACGGATGAGTTGCAGCCGCCGCCACGTCTACAACCTCATAGAACGCGGCGAGCTACCGGCGTTTCGGTATGGGGGGATTCGCGGGCTGAGGGTGCCCGAAACAGGGGTTGAGGAATTCATTACTCAGCGCATGGTGGACCCCGGCGTATGATGAGTGCCGGATTACGTGCGGTGTTCGTCCATGAAATCCCCAGCCGCCCTGGCCAGAAAAGAAGACCGGTTCATCCCATGTGCCGAAGCATACTCATCGATGCGCCTCAACAGGTTTTCCGGAAGGGTGATGTTCACCCGCTTCGCCCTTGTAGATATCCGTGAAAGGTCGATATCAACCAGCATCCACACCCCGCCTTCATATTCCGGATTTCCCGCCAGCTTCTCCAGGGGCGTAGGCGCCGGAATCTCTCCCGCTTCTCCGTGAAAATGGCATTCCGCCGCCGCCTGGATATTCCCCGGCAGATCCTCCCACCTGTCCGCAGCCGAAAAACACCCCGGAAAGTCGGGGATGGTAACCCCGTGGCAATGCCTGTCGTCTCCCACGTGGACATAGACCGGATACAACATGTTTTTTTACCTCCATTTCCAACCGGCTTGCTGGTAGATGCTTTTCAGGGTCCCTGTCGGCAGGTCCTTCTTTGGGTGCGGCACCGTCACCTTGCCCGGTTTTTCCGAAGGGTCAAAAAAAACTTCAAAAAAATGCATCATACGAAAAAAAGTTGTGCACCACGTGCACGAGGCGCACAAGGCGCATGACGTGCATGACTTCCCCTCTCTTTTTTGCCATCCTCCCCCCATGGCAATCTTCACCATCACTGAAATCGAAGCTCAGATCGCCGCCTACAAAGCGGCGCTCCTCGCTGTTGCCGGCGGCAAGAGCTACCGCATGGCGAATGGCGCAACTGATCGCACTTGGACCAGCGAGGATATTGCCGAAATCCGCAAAACCCTCGAATGGCTCGACAGCGAGCGCCAGAAGGTCATCATCGGCGCTGGTCCGCAGATCCTCGTAGGGAGGCCCAGACGATGAGCGGAGCGCGTATCGGCAGGACATATCTCAACCCCCGTTCCCAATCCGCTTACCACAAAGCCATGGGCTGCATGGTTTCCCGCGCCGGCGGCGGTTCCATGGGCACCATGTCCAACTGGTCGCCCCGCCGCGTCACCTGGCCGGAGGAAGCCCGCCAGCGCGAAGCGGTTGCCACCAGGGCCAACGATCTGGCGCTCAACAACGCCCATGCGGCGAGCCTTATAGATTCCATTTCCATCAACACTGTTGGCGTCGGCCTCTGGCCGCAGTCCAAACCCAACCACAAGCGCCTTGGCATCTCCGAACCCCAGGCCCGCGAAATCGGCGAGCAAATGGAATGGGAATTCGAGCAATGGTCCCGCGAGGCGGACGCCACAGGCGCGACCCCTGAGACCGCCACCGCCGACTTCTACGGCATCCAGTTCCAGAATATCTGGGGCATGATGGTCAACGGCGAATTCATCAACCTTCCCCTTATGCTCGATGTTCCCGGCCGCCGTTATTCCCTGGCCCTGCAGACCGTGGACCCCATCAGGCTCCGCACGCCCCTGGGCATGATTGCCGTCAGGGATCTGCGTGACGGCATCCGTTCCGGTGCGCGCGGCGAGCCCACGGGCTACTTCCTCGCCGACCCGGAGGACGGCCGATTCAGCAACTCGCTGGACCTGCGGCAATTCCACGAGATAAAACCGGCCAGCGGGCACCGGCCCAACATCATCCACCGCTTCCACAAGAAGATGCCCGAACAGAACCGGGGGCTCTCCATTCTCGGTCCCGGCATGAAGTTCTTCCGCGACATGTCCGACTATCTCGACTTCGAGCTGGTGGGCGCTATCGTAGCCGCCAGTTTCCCCGTCTTCATCAGTAAGGGCGCTTCGCAATATGACGCCGTCGAGCAGTTCGGACAAAAAACAACGGAGACCGACCCGACCTGCTACCAGGAGGTTGCGCCTGGCCAGGTCCTGTACGGCAATTATGGCGAAAAGCCGGAGATTCTCAAAAGCGACCGGCCGGGCAACTCGTTCCCGGTGTTCGTCGAGACCATCCTCCGGGCCGTGGGCGCCGCTGCCGGAATGCCCTACGAAGTCATCGCCAAGGACTTCAGCAAGACCAACTACTCCAGTGCGCGCGCCGCCCTCGAAGAGGCCTGGCGTGTGTTCGGCATGTACCAGGACTGGCTGGTGACCCGCTTCTGCCAGGTTGTTTGGTCCATGGTTTTCGAAGAAGCCTGGCTGCGCGGTTATATCCGTCTCCCCAAGGGCGCCCCGGATTTCTACCAGGCACGGGCCGAATGGACCGCCGCCAGCTGGGTCATGCCCGAACGCACCAACCTCGACCCGGTCAAGGAAATCACCGCCGCCATCCTCGGCAAACGGAACAACATGCTCACCGATGCCGAAAATGCGGCCAAGCGCGGCAAGGACTGGGAGTCCATCTACGAGCAGCGGGCCAGGGAGAGGAAAAAGGCCAGGGAGCTGGAGCTCCCGGACGACGGCGACGCGAGCAAGCCGACCGTTACCAGGTCCTCCACCGCGGCGGACGAACCTCCCGCCGGAGACGATAGCAACCAGGAGGCCGCATGAGAAACCTGCGCATCGCGGAGCTGATTCTGAACCGCCCGCTCATGATATCCGAAGCCAAGCTCAACACCATTCTGCACATTCTCGGGCCGCGCTTCAACCTCGACATGTCAGGCTTTCCGGAGGTGGAAGCCGCCCAGATAAGCGATCGCGAACGCTCCCGGGCCGGATACCGCGCTCAGGGCGGCCTGGGCGTCATCGGCATCCATGGCCCCCTGCTGCACCGGGTCCTGGCCTCCGAGTATCCCAGCGGCGGCCCTTCGAGCTATTCCGATATCCGCCGGGCCTTCGACCTGGCCATGGTGGATGACGACGTGCAGTCCATCGTGCTGGACATCGATTCCCCAGGCGGGGAGGTATGCGGGGTTTTCGACCTGGCCGACCATATCTTCAACGCGAGGGGAACCAAGCCCATCACCGCGATTGTCAACGAATCCGCCTTTAGCGCCGCATATGCCCTGGCTTCATCGGCGGACCGCATCATCCTGCCCCGCACCGGCGGGGTCGGCAGTATCGGGGTCATCGCCACCCATGCGGACCTGTCCCGGGCCGAAGAGTCCGCGGGCATCACCGTCACCCATGTCTACGCCGGGGCCCGCAAGGCGGACTTTTCGCCCCATTCGCCCCTCTCTCCCGAGGCGCTCGGGGTGCTGCAGGAGAGCGTCAACGACACATATGAGATGTTCGTCGACCTGGTTGCCCGGAACCGCCGCATAACCACCCAGGCGGTTCGGGAAACCGAGGCCGGCATCTATGAAGGCAAAAAGGCCGTAAGAGCAGGGCTCGCCGATGAAGTCGCCCCGGTGGACGCGGCCATGGCAAAAGCCCGGCGCCCGCGCGCCCGGCGCATCATATCCGCTCAGGCGGGGAAGGAGAACAAAACGATGACGATTGAAGAATTGAGAAACGAAAACCCCGGCCTGGTGGCTGAAATAGAACAGGCCGCCCGGTCGGGCATGGTGGCTCAGGCCGCCGCGACCCAGGCCACGGCTGAAGCCGTAGCGGCTGAACGGTCCCGCATCCTGGAGCTGCACGCAGCCACCCACGGCGAAGAGGCAGGCGACAAGTTCGCCGCCGTGGTCTCTGCCGGGCTCGACGCCGGCCAGGCAAAGGCCCTGGGGATCACCATCGGGGCGGCGGCAACCCTCGAAACCACCCTCGACGAGGCCTCCCGCGCAGCCATCCTGCAGGGGCTCAAGGATGCAGCTCCGGCAGGGCTGAAAGGCGCACTGCCCGCGGGCGAGCAGGCGGAACGCGCCGCGGCCGTTTCGGCCATTGCCGCCGGAGGCAGCAGGTAATAACGAAAACCAGCGGCCGGCAACTGACGGCTGGCGGCTAGAAAAACACGGAGGACAAACCAATGACCGAAACATACACCCCTGACAAACTGCTCGCCGGGGATTATCCGGCGGTCACCGACATCGTAACCATCCTGGAAGGTGAGAACCTCGTGCGGGGCGCCTGCCTCGGCAAAATCACCGCTTCCGGAAAACATGTCATTGTCAACAGCGCCGGCGCCGACGACGGCCGCCGCGCCCCCGTCGCCATCCTGGCAGAGGACTGCGACGCCTCGGAAGGCGATGCGCAGGCCCTGGTCTACCTTTCGGGCGCCTTCAATGAGTCGGCTGTTGTCTTCGGCGGCGCCGACACGGTGGCAACCCACCGGGCGGCTCTGCGGGACCTCAATATATACCTGAAAAAGCCGGCGTAAACAGCCTGGCGAACCAATAACGGAGGTTACAAAACCATGAAAAGAAATTATCTCTTCACCATCGCCACCTGGGGCCTGCTGCTGTTCGCCGCGGTCCTTTGTTTTCATCCCGCCCCGGCGCTTGCGGCGCGTACCGCCGGAGATGCATCCTGGCTTCCGCTCCTTGCCTTCGGCCTCATCGACATCTTTGAGACCAGAACCATGCTCGATGCCATCGAGCAGATGAAGCGGCCGTTCACCTTCTTGCGCGATACTTTTTTCAAGGCCGCCACTCCAGTTGAAACCGAAACGGTGGACGTCGACATCGTCAAGGGAAAGCGGCGCATGGCGCCCTTCTGTTCGCCCCTGTCCGAGGGCAAGCTGGTCGAAAACATGGGTTACAGCACCTCGACCATCAAGCCGGGCTACATCAAGCCGTTCAAAATCACCACAGCCGCCGACCTGCTCAAGCGTGCCCCCGGCCAGACCCTCTACTCCGGCGGTCAGACCATTGAGCAGCGCGCCCAGGTCAAGCTGGGCCAGGACCTGGCGGAGCTCATGGACATGATCGACCGGCGCGAGGAGTGGATGGCCGCCAAGGCCCTCGACCTCGGCAAGATCACCATGAAAATTAAGGGCGAGAGCGGGGATAAAACCGTCGAGGTAGATTTCCTCATGCCGTCGACCCACAAAATCACCCTTTCCGGCGCCGACCTCTGGAGCGACACCGTCAACAGCGACCCGGTCGCCAAGCTCCAGTCCTGGGCCAGTCTCATCCGCCAGGACTCGGGCATCAACCCGACCGACGCAATTATGGGCGCAGACGCCGCCGCTGCTTTCATCAAGCATCCTGCGGTTCAGAAATACATGGACATGCGGGCTGTTGACATGGGCGAAATCAACCCTCGCCAGCTCCCGAACGGCGTCTCCTACGTCGGCCGCCTGAAGGCGCCCGGCCTTACCGTCGATATCTGGACCTACGAGGAATGGTACATCGACGAGGATACCGGCACAGAGTCTCCCATGGTCCCGGCCAAGAAGGTCTGGATGGGCAGCGCCAACACCGCCAACCGCACCCTGTATGCGGTTATCCAGGACATGGAAGCCATCGAGGAAGGTTCGGCAGCGGTCAGCCGCTTCCCGAAATCGTGGGTTCCGAAAAATCCGTCGGCTCGTCACCTCATGGTCCAGTCCGCCCCGCTGGTGGCCCTGCTCCAGCCTGACGCATTCGTTTCCGCTCAGGTCCTGTCGTAATAACAGGGCGGTCTCCAGGCCGCCCTTGACCCGATTACCGCGAAGGGAGACCGACCATGTCGAAAATCGTGAAAAAAAAGCTCATCGCCGTGGGGCGCATAGAAGCCGACGGCAGGATCTACAACCCTGGAGATCAGCTTGAACGCGAGGAAAGCGAAGCCTTGCGGCTCATCGGACTTGACGCGGCCCGGCCGCCGGAACCGGGACAAACCACCCATCCGGGACCGGAGCATTCGCAGGAGGATCTGCTCGCCAGAATTAAGGCAGCGTCCACCTACGAGGAAGTGCTCGCACTGATGCCTGAAGAAGAGCCTCCGGCGGAGATTGCCGGCGCCTTCGAGGCGCGGCTGGAAGAGTTGAGAGGGTAACCCCATGACCCTGGACCAGCAGTCACTTCAAACCGTAGTCGTATTGTTCGGAGGCATGGTCATCTACCGGGTGACGGAACTGATCATCAATACCGTCTATCGCAAGATAACCGGCGATTGCTATGTCACCAAGAGCGATTACGACCAGGGCAAGTCCGCCGCCGTCGCCGCATCGAAAGCGCTGCAGGAAGAGATGGCTATCATGCGCGGGATACTACTGGTGGTCGCGGTGAAGGTCGGCGTCGATGATCGCGACCTGAAGAAGCTGGTGGAATGACTGATGGGCTACTGCATAATCATCGAGGGCGAATGTCCGGCCTCGGACGACGCCCTCAAATGCGCCAAACACACCTGTCCGGAAGGGAAAGGGTAGGGGCCTGCCCGAAAACCCGCTCAGAAGCGAAATTTGGAAGCCGGTTTCAACTGCTTGAACATAAAGGAGAATATCATGAAAAACCTGAAAACCACATTGGCCGGTATGGTAACCGGGGCGGCGCTCATATATGCCGGCATCAAGTCGGGGAACAATGAATTGATACTCGCCGGGATAGCGGCAATCGCACAGGGCCTGGCGGCAAAGGACAACAATGGCGCCGGCGGGACCGTCGCGCAATAGGAGGAGAAAATGAAGCATGTGAAACGATTCCCGGCAATCATCCTTTCCGCCCTGATCATTCTCGGTCTTGCCGCCTGCTCTCCGCCGCTCCGGGAGGAGTCCGGCGCTCGTGAGGCCGGCGTCTTCAGCCTGGCCTGTTACGATGCTTCCGGGCATCTGAAATGGGCGGAGACCGCCCACAACGCCCTTGCCGACGAAGGGGAGCAACTCTTTCTGGATGTCGTCCTACGCGGCGCGACCGCTCCGGCGAATACCTATCTGAGGCTTTACAACGATACCCCTGCTGAAACGGACACATTATCCACCCTGACCGGAGAGCCTTCCGGTAGCGGTTATTCCGCCCAGGCGTTAACGTCCAACGCTACCGGCTGGCCGGCACTGGCCCTGGACAGCGGCGATTATATGGCGGCCAGCGCAACGAAGACCTTCACGGCGGCCGGCGGGACCATCGGCCCGGTCACGTATCTGGTTCTGGCTACCACCTCCGACAATACCGGCAAGCTGGTCAGTTACGCGCCGCTATCTACCTCCCGCACACTCAATGACGGCGACTCCCTCCAGGTAACCTACCGGGTGAAACAACAGTGACAGTTTCCCTATGCGTGGAATACAAGGAGAGAACGTGAAACGGTATTATCTATGCCCCATTATCGGCGCCGGAACGGACCTGGATCCCTACCGCCTCGCAATCCAGGATTATCCCGACACCCCTTTCGAGATGGGGGAAATACCGGTCGATCCTGAAACCGGAATCCCCACGGTGAAATGGGGCCTCGTGCTGGTGGGCGGCAAGTATCACGGAAAGTTCGTGAAGGATGCGCACATGAAGCCCCTGCCGGATTATCCATTGGACGGCAAAGTTTCCGGTATCCATACGCTGACGAAAAACAAAATGCTCTCCGACATGGAAAGTCTCGGCATAGACACGGCGTTTGTGGGTAATGCGGACGGCTACCGCGAGGTGATAAGGGGCCTCGGCCGGCAAATCAACCCCGGTTTCGACGAGAACGACTTTGACGTAAACGAAAGCTGAGAGGGGCGGATGGGATCGTTTGTCACGGACAATTTCAACGGCAGCGAAGGCGATGCCCTGGAGACCTATCAACCCGACTGGACACGCCATGGCAGCTATTATGGCTACGCGGAAATCGCGGCGAACCGCGTCCGGCCGGCATCCACATCGTCTCCCTGTTATTACCGCACGGCAACCCCTCCGGCGGCCGACTATGAAGTGATCGCGGATGTGCATATCGCTACCGATTCCGGCAACTATATCGCCGATGTGTGCGGCCGCATCAACACCTCCGCCAAAACGATGTATCTGGCCAGTTGTTACGGGTCCGCGGCAAGCGGCGGCTGGCGGTTGCGAAAAGTTGTGGCGGGAACGGTTACGCAGCTCGGCACTACGGTCACATCTCCCACGAGATCAGCCGGGTCCACATACCGCTTGAAGCTGAAAATGTCCGGCGACCAGATATCGCTGTACGTTGACGGCGCCCTGGTTATCGGTCCCATAACCGACACCGCCATAACCGCGGCGGGCAAGGCCGGCATACAGTTTTACTCGGCTGCTTCTCCATCCGGCACAGTGGGCTATCACCTCGATAATTTCGACGCGACCGACGGTGTGTCCGGCGCCACCTACACCGAAACACTCACCGACACGGCCGTTACCCTGGCAACGCTGGCCGACCTCGCGGCCCGCGTGGAGTCGCTGCAAACCGTTATCCAGTCCGGGACCGCGGCAACGGATACTCTTCTGAGCGGCGCGATCGAGGACATCCTTACCATAGCGGCGGCGAGCGCTACAGAGACGGACGCGCAGACCATGCGCGAAACCCTTTTCGCCCTCGCCCAGGCGGGCGCCAGCGTGGCGGAACTCGGCGCGTTTATCGAGCGGGCGTTGATCACGGCGGCCGTGACGGCCAGCGTCTCGGACGCGATCATCGGCGCCTTCACCGGCGTCTACGTGCGCGGGGCTACGGTCGCCGCCCGGACGTTCTCCGGCTGCGTCCGGCCACGCTCATTCAGGCAGGAGGTCCGGCCATGTCCATGCTGACCAAAACCCCCTACGAGGAATTCTTCCGCTATCACCAGTTCCGGCGGAGTGACGGCCTGGGCTGGCTGAACAGCGATGAAACGCTTCTGTCCGCTTCCGTGGTCGTCATGGATGCCAACGGCGCGGACCGTTCGGCGGAGATGGTTTCCGGCGCCGCCGTCTACGGCGCCGATTCGGTCATCTATAAGCTGAAGGGCGGAACCGCGGGAGAGGTCTACAACATCGGCGTCAGGGCGGTGACCAGCAACGGGCAGAAGTTCGAGGACGGACTGATGCTGAAGGTGGTCTGAAGGGGAGGAGAAATGAGTTTCCGCGACATGGTGACAGCGACAAACCCGGCGTTCATCGCTGCCTTCGGCGAACCGGTGGAGTTTACAGCCGGGGCATGTGTCATTCGGATGGATGCCATAGTCAACATCGCCGAGCGCGTGCCGTGGCCTATCGACTGCGAAGATCAGACAGTCCTGAAATCACTGGATTGCGACCCGCGAGACGCCGCATGGCTCACGGACGATCTGATACCCCTGTGGCGGGTCGTAGCGCGCGGCAAGGCATACAACATCGCCGCCGTTGAGCGCAACGAGATGACCACGATCTATCTGGCCGACATCCTTCCGGAGGAAGATTGATGCTCATCAGGGAGATAAAGACCGCCGTCAAGGAGCGCCTGCGAGACCATATCACAAGCGCCTCCATCATGGATTACCCCGACCAGCCCGACACCTACGCCATGAGGAGCGCCACGGCGGAACTGCTGGTGCATTATCTGGAGTCCGAGGGCGGGAAAAACCGCCGCGTGTCCATGGGGGTCGTGGTGTTAACGCACACCCAGGCCGCTAACGACCGCTATCTTGCCGCCGCGCTGGCGGTCCTGAACGGTTTCCGCATAGGCGGCGCGCATGCCCTGGAGTATGTCGAGGACATGGCGCTCGGCTACGAGGCCAACACCTGGAAGACAATGATCAAGTTTTCCGTCGCCGCCCCGGTCCCGCCTGTGCAGGAGGGCCGGTTAAGCGATTATCTGAATACATTGGGGGTCACGTAACGACGTAGGGGCGATCCTCGTGATTGCCCGGACACATCAAACCAGGGCGATCACAAGGATCGCCCCTGCAAGGACAAGGAGGTAACACACCATGCCGCGCGAAGTCGCAACCGAGTATTACTCCGGCCAGGGTATCGTTTACCTGGCGGAGCTGTTGAACGGCGTTCCCCAAGGATTTGTCGATGTGGGCAACTGCCCGGACCTGAAGACCTCGCTCGAAGTCTCAACTTTCGAGAAAAAGGAAAGCCGCACAGGCGCCCGTCTGCTGGCCTTGCGCCAGACTACCGAGAAGAAGGCCACACTGGCATTCACGCTGGACAGTTTCCACAAGGAGAACCTGCAAAAGGCCCTGTTCGGCGCGCTCACCACCGTCGCCACCGGATCCGTGACGGATGCGCCGGTTACCGCGCGCCTGGGAAAGGTTGTCCCGCTGCCGGACATCAAGGTCAGCTCGGTAGTGGTGAAATCAGATGACGTCACGCCGGTCACCTACGAGCTGGACAAGAACTACACCGTCAACGCCGATTCCGGATCACTCTACATCATGACCGCGGCCGAGCAGACCGCCGCCGGAGCGGTCAACAGCATCGCGGACGCAGACGGTCTGGCAGTCTCTTACACCCGGGCCGACCAGGTGAACATTGAGGCGTTCGGCGACGCCGAAAAGGAGTACGCCCTGCGCTTCGAGGGACTGAACACGGTGGCCGCCAACGAGCCCGTTCTGCTTACCGCCCATCGCGTGTGCCTCTCACCGCTGAAAACCCTGGCGCTCATCTCCGATGAGACGGCAACGCTGGAGCTGGAAGCGCCGGTTCTGGCGACCACCGAAGGCAAGTTTTTTACTGTCCGGAAGTTATAAGTCAGCCCACGGAGAATAATCAATGCGCAAGCACGAAGTAATCGAAATCAACGGCAGGAAGATCACCGTCTCGGAACTGAAGGCAAAGGACATCCTGTCTCTCATCCGGGGCGAGGACGGCAGGCTAGGGGCGGTGACCGTCTCGGAAGTGATCCGCAAGGCAGCGGAGGTTCTGCCCCTGGCGGTGGATTGCCCGGTGGAGGAACTGCAAGAGCTGGCCCCTTCGGAACTGGCGGCCGTGTGGGAGGCGTTCCGGCGGGTGAACTCGGTTTTTTTCGCGGTAGCGGGGACGCTGGGAGTGAAGGGCGTCCTCGAAGACCTGAGAAATTCAGCCGCGCGGACCTTCTCGACGCTCTATTTCTCCTCGTTGAGCGCGGCCACGGGCAGGCCGCCGGAGAGTACGGATACAGCCACTTCATAGCCGCTTTACAGGCGGTTTACAGGCACGATGAAGAGGCGATGAAGCGGGTCGCGATAGCGGCCCGCATGGGGTATCACGCGGATGAGAAGGAGTTCGAGCAATGGATGAACCGGTAAGCAGCGCTGTCCGGAACAGGAGTAATGGCATATGGCCCAGCCATCCGTAATGGAAATCATCATCGCCGCCAGGGATGCGTTTTCCAGAACCTTCGACAATTTCAACGCCGGCCTGAGGGAGATGTCCAAGGCAATCTCCCTGGTGGGGATCGGCGCCCTGGCCAAGGACTGCATCGATGCGGCCCTGGAGGTGCAAAAGCTGGAGACATCGTTCCGCTCCGTGTCCGGCCAGGACGCGGCCCGTGAGATGGCGTTCGTGCGCGAGGAGGCCGGCCGTCTGGGTCTGGATATCGCCTCCGCCGGGCGCGAGTACGGCAAGCTGGCCGCCGCCTCCAAGGGCACGGCCCTGGAAGGCGAAGAGACCCGGCGCATATTCTCGGCGTTGTCCGAGGCGTCCACCGCCCTGGGGCTCTCCGGAGAGGAGGCCGCCGGGGCGCTGAACGCCGTGCAGCAGATGATCAGCAAGGGCAAGGTGTCCAGCGAAGAACTCCGCCAGCAACTGGGCGAACGGCTGCCGGGCGCATTCCAGATCGCGGCCAGGGCCATGGGGGTATCCACCGCCGAGCTGGACAAGATGCTGGAACAAGGCCAGGTGACCGCGGACGACATGCTGCCCAAGCTGGCCACAGCCCTGCATGACACCTACGGCAAGGCCGCCGGGGAAGCGTCCCAGAAAGGCCAGGCCGCCATCAACCGCTTCAACAACGAGATGCTGGAGACAAAGGCGCAAGTGGGCGAGGCCCTGATGCCCGCGTTCAGCGACATCCTGAAGGGGATGAAACCCATCTCGGAAGCAATCGTGTTTTTGCTGAAAGGGTTCGCCTTTCTCGGCCCCCTGATAGGCATGACCATGGACAAACTGGCCGCCCTGGCCAGGGCGCCGCTCGATGGCATTGACGCGACGAAAAAGAAGATGGCGGAGATTGAGGCCAGCTTTTTCAAGACCGTCGATGATATCCAGAAGAGATACAGCGGACATGCCGAAAGCTCCAAGAAGACCGATAAGGAACTGGCGGACGAGAAGGAAAGAAACGCGGGCCGCCTGACAGAGGCAGCCGAAAAGGCATCTCTATCCCAGATAAAGGCGGCCGAAGCGTACGCAAAGGCCGTAGGCGACACGGATCGGGAACTGACTGAGCAATATGAAAAGTCGTACCGGGAGAGAGTGGCCAAGGTAGAAGCGTACTATGACGGACAAATAAAGGCGGAAGAAAAAAACAAGGCTGTGATGGGATTCTGGCAGAAGGCCAAATTCGCGGAACTGGAACGGCTTGCCGAACAGCACAAAGGCGACGCCGAACTGATAGAAATGGACAAACAGGCCCGCCTTCTCGCCACGGCAAAGAAAGCCGGTGAAGACCACATTGCCTTAATCGAGCTCCAAATCGCCCAGGGCGCAAGGTCCGAGGCCGCAGGCACGGCCGAAATACTGGACATCAGGAACAAACAGGTAAAGGCCGAGGCCGAACTGGCGGAAAAGCGGTTCCGGCAAATAGCGGCGACATATGACGCTGATTCAGAAGAGTACAAAAAAGCAGAGGAGACGAAACTACAGGCGGCAAAGATATACACCCAGTCGCAAATCGATCTGGCGCGGTCCGCTGCCCAGGCCAAACGGGAGGAGCTGGCAAAATCCTCCCTGGATTACCAGCTGGAGCTGCAAAAGCGCCTGGACTGGCTGCATGACAGTGAGCGGGACGGGCTCATCAGCCACCAGCAGGCCGCCCGCGACAAGCTGGAGGCGGAAAAGAACTATCTGGCCCAGGTGGCGGAACTGAAACGGCGGGAGCTGGCCGATAGCGCGCCCGGCACGGTGGCATACAAGCAGGCCCTAGGGGAGAGATACGAGGCCGACCGGGCCTACGCCGAAAAAAGGAAAGAGCTGGAAGACCAGATCAACGCCGATATCATCACCGGAAACGAAAGGGCGGCCGCCGAGGCGAAAAAGGCGGCGGCTGAAGGGGCGGCGGCCTTCCGCGCCCTGGGCGAGGGCTTCTATGCCCAGTGGGACGCCATCACCAACCGCGTCATCGCCCTGGGGCCGAAGGTGGCGGCGGCCTTCGGCGTCTCCATCAAGGACACGGCCCTGGATACCGTGGCCAAATTGCAGGTCAAACTGGAAGAGGTGGCGGTGTCGGCCCGCAAGGCCGCCGAGGCCGCGCGGGATATCGGCCTGTTTTCCAGCCTGCTGGGGGAGCACGCCAAGAAGGCCGAGCAGCTCGCCTACCGCTATTACAGCCAGCGGCTGGCGGTTACGGAGCTGACCGGACAGTTGAAGAAAATGGGCCTGGCCACCGACTGGCAGCTTCGCAGCGCCGCCTCGCTGGTTCAGAAAATGGACCTCTTGAACGATTCCGACCTGACAGACGTGCGCGGCGAGATAGACCGCCTCACCCAGTCCCTGAAGGAGGCCGAAGAGCAGGCCGAAGACACGGTGAACAGCCTGCGCGACGAGCTGGACCAGATGCTGGGCAACAAGGAGGCCATCGAG